CAAGCTAGAGTGAAGATTGATAACCTACTTGAAATCATGCGTGATGAGGCAACAGTCGATTGCCACATTCACCCTAGCTACGATGTATATGTAGATGAATGCAATGCTGAACTAAACCAGCTTACTTATTGGTAAGGGGGATAAATGCTAAGAAAAAAACACAAAATGGCAATCCTAATCGAAATACCGCTCAATGTGGAAACTGAGCAGGAAGCAACAGAGCAAATGTCAATGTTAATGAAAGCGAACGCAAAAGAGTTTGAGTGCATGCATGACATGATAAGAACATACAAAGGCAAGATTAATATTGAAAGGAAATTGATATGAACACAGTACAGATTTTAGGTAATTTAGCACGTGATCCTGAATTACGTTTTACAAAAACAGGAAGAGCTGTAGCGACTTTCACAGTAGCTGCTACGAATACTTATATTGACTCTACAACCAACGAAACAAAAGAACAAACTGCTTTCATTAATTGCGTAGCATGGGGAAAGCTAGGCAAAAGCATTGGTAATTTGCGTAAAGGCAATAGAGCGTTCGTAGAGGGTAGACTTCAAACACGTTCTTATGAAACACAAGATGGACAAAAGCGGTATGTAACCGAAGTAGTTGCTAACTTTGTAGGTACATCCTTAACAAATGATGAAACTGCATCTAGTAACTTTGATAGTTTTGAAAACGCAAACCAAGATGAAAATATTCCGTTCTAAGAGGTAAAAATATGGTTAGGTTATTGGTAGTAATGCATTGTGGAACAAAGATATACAAAACAAATACATTTAAAGACAAGAATGAGTTTGAATGTTGTATGCGAAATGTAGATTTGGGACATACAAGACTAATTGTCTTTACAGATACATTCGGAACATTTGTTGCGTTATCTCCGTCTAATTGCATTATCGAATGTGAAGATTGCAAGGAGTGAGTATTAACATATGAATGAATATCAACTTATTAAACAAATAGGTAAATGTCCTAAATGTGGATGCAAGGAGTTTGTTGTAAATTCAAAGGTTGATGGTGAAGTTCCTTATTTGGTAAATCTTGATGGTAAAGAGTGTGATAATTCTGAAATGTATTCAGGGTTAGATTACCACTATGACGAATGGTGTGTTTGTGCGAAGTGTGAAAACAAACTATTTAAATATAAAGATTATTATGCTAGTGGTGATTTTGGGCTTGAATAAAATAACGGAAATAAAAGGAAAAATAAAAATGAATAAGATTGTATCAGCTTTATTGGTAGTAGTTACGATTGGTGCGGTAGTTTGGAGTTTTGCGTTTGGTGTGCCGATGTATATGGTATGGCAACAACAAAAGGCAGGTGAGGCAGAACTTGCAAGGGCAGAACAGAATAGACAAGTTGCAGTATTAGAGGCTAAAGCAAAACTAGATAGTGCTGAAAGCCTAGCACAAGCCGAAGTGAAACGTGCAGAGGGTACTGCAAAAGCAAATCAAATTATCGGTCAATCGTTAAAAGGTAATGAGGCATACATTCATTGGTTATGGGTTGACACTTTAAAAGACAGTAAAGACCAAATCATTTACATTCCAACAGAGGCTGGTGTGCCTATTACTGAAAGTTTCCGATTGAAAGAAAGCAAATAGCCTATGCACATTTGGGGGTTATTTGATGATGGTAATGGCTGTTATCGTCAAGCGGTAGATGAATATAACGTGAATATGGGGGGGCAACACACGATCATATCAATAGGAATTGGTGATGCGTGTATAAACCAAGACCTTGCGATTAATACGCTACATAAACCAAACGCACTATGGGAGCGGTTAGACAAGATAGATAGACCTGATGTTATTCTAGCTAGTCCACCATGTGAAAGCTGGAGCGTTGCAAGTGCGATGAAAGGTGGCAATGCGTGTTGGAAACAAGAAAAGGATATGACTATCAATCTATTTGGTGAGTACGAGCAAGGGAGTAAATTCACAATCAGAAATCACATTGATTATGAAAACTACCAATTCAAATATGATAAGTCATTCCTAACACGTATCAATGGTGAAATGTGTATCTACAATACATTAAAAATCATTGAGCGTTACCAACCTAAAGTATTTGTGATAGAAAACCCAGCATATGGGCGGATATGGGAATATATAGCAAATGTGATAGGGTTCGATATTCCGTATGAAAATCTAACATATTACAACAACTATGATTATCCGATTAAGAAACCTACAAAGTTTGGCAGCAATATCGATTTGAAATTATTAAAAGATAACATCAAAAATACAATTAAGTTTGAAAGTATGAATGTTAAAGGTATCAATCGATACAATGCTAGATCACATATTCCGTTGATGCTAGTACAAGATATTTTGAAACGATGTGAACAATATATAGAGAGGTGATGAAGATTGCCAACAGAAAAGAAGAAAAAAGTTAATAGTAAACGAAAAGGTGCAGATGGCGAACGTGAATTTGCCAATCTATGCAAGGCACATGGGTTTGATGTTCGTAGAACGCAACAGTATTGCGGAAATACAGGTGATGCCAGCGATTGTGTTGGACTACCTAATATCCATATCGAAGTAAAGCGTGTGCAAGCATTAAATATCGACAAAGCAATGGCACAAGCAATTCACGATAGCGAACATAAGAACGTGATGCCAATCGTGGCACATAGAAAAAATAATGCTAAATGGTTAATCACCATGAGGGCGGATGATTGGTTTGAAATGTATAAAGAAAGCGGATTGAGTAATGGCAGTTAACACATCAACATATGGTATTCCGTACAACTGCAAAAACTGGTTAGCATTAGCATCTGTTGTGTGGGGAAACCTTGATACAAGTGAAGCAATCAAGATTGTAGGCGGTAAAGGTTGCGGACTACCTAAGAAAGTAAGCATACAAGATGAATTTAAACTAATCGATAAAGTTATTGAATGTTGCAAGAATGGTTTAACAAATCGGCAAATTATGGCTGAGTTAAATCTTACAAGCAATCAAGTAACAAGAGCAAAAATATGGGGTGATTGGATAAATGTTAGTAAAGAGATTAAATGAATATGTTGAATTGCCTACACGAGGTAGTAAATGGAGTGCTGGTTTAGATCTATATTGTCCGTTCGATATTACAGTACCAGCAGATACACAGAAAAAAATACCGCTAGGAATAGCGGTACAAATACCTGACTTTCATGTTGGCTTATTGGTTCCTCGTAGTAGTATGCATAAGACACCGCTACGAATGGCAAATAGCATGGGGGTAATTGATAGCGACTATACAGGGGAAATATGTGCAGTATATGACAATGTATCATGCAAGAATTACACAATTAAGCGTGGCGAACGTATAGCACAGTTGTTAATTGTTCCAATATTATTGCCTGATGTTGAAGAAACAGACCGATTGTACGAAACAGAAAGAGGTAGTAATGGGTTCGGTAGTACTGGCAAATAAAAAGACAGTAAATAGACAGAAAAGACAGTAAGTAGACAGTAGAAAGACAGTAAAAGGAGAAAACAAACATGAATAAATTAGTATTAGCAACAATGATTATGGGTACAATTGGCGGTAATGTATTAGCAAGCGGTGTAGTTACAGGCCCTGTAGAGCCTAACACACAAGCACCAGTAGTAAGCGGTTACAATTCTGTAGCCGTAGGTGCAAATACAGTAGTTACAGGTACAAATACAGTTGCAATTGGCCGTGATAATAAAGTAACAGGAAATGATAGCGTTGTAATCGGTGGTGGTAATGGAACAATCGAAGCCGACCAAGCAAGCGTGATTGGCTACAACAATTACGTAGGCAATAACAAAGAACAAACTGTATTAGGTGCTAACAATACTGTAGATAATCAAGGGGCTGTAGTAGTAGGTACACATAGCGTAGTGCGTGGTATCGATGCAGTAGTCATCGGTAACAATGCATCAGCACCTGTTCAAAATTCCGTAGCGATTGGTACAAACAGTCAAACGGATAACCCTGTAGGTGTTCGACAAGTTGTATTAAATGGGGTAACTCACGTGTTCGCAGGTGAAAGTCCTAATAGCGTAGTATCCTTTGGCAGTAAGAAAAGTGATACATACAGCGGAATTAGTAACTACAACAGACAATTACATAATGTAAGTGCAGGCCGTGTAGACCCTAGCAGTTTAGATGCGGTAAACGGCAGTCAACTGTTCGCAGCGTATGACGAAATTGAAACAAACGGCACACACATTGCGAAACTACAAAAGGATGTGAACTGTTTAGATAAACGAGTAACACGAAATACTACAAATATCTCTAATTTGACCTCTAAGGTGGATAACGGATTCACAACGATTAATAACACTCTAACCGCTACAAACGAGCGTGTAGGGCAAAATAGCCAAGCCATTTTAAATAATACGGATAGAATTAATAATCACGAAACACGCATTATGGATTTAGAACGTAATACAGCAGGTCAAATCTCAAACGTGATGCATGAAGTGGCAAAAGCTGGTGCATCTAATGCAGCACTAAGTGCGTTGCACTACCTAGGCTACAATTCTGATGATAAATTAACATTTGCAGTAGGGTACGGCCACTACAAAAACGCAAATGATGTAGCCATCGGTATGTTCTATGCACCAACGGAACACGTTATGTTTAGCTTGGGTGCTACATTGGCCAACAAGATGATTAATGCAGGTGTATCCTTTAGACTTGGTAAAGGTTCTGAATATGAAACTAACCATAAAGGCAAAATCAAACAACTTGAAGAGTTGGTAAATCAATTAGTAGCGGAAGTTGAAGAATTGAAAGCGAGCAAATAATGGATGGAATTAAATTTTTACAAGAGTTATTTTTCAATGCGATCATGGGTGTATCGCTAGTAGTTTTAATATTCGGTTTTGTAATTTTAATTAAAGTATTGGTTGGATAAGATACAGGCGGTGAAATATCCGCCTTATCATAAGAGGTTGATATGTTAGGTTATAGCGGATACGTTGTACACTTTGATTATTTTATAGATGTACACGAAACAAAAGAAAGTGCTATGGAATTTCTAAAACAGTTAGCTTATGAAAGCGGTGAAAGCCAATTTGTAGTAGGTGTGGCTGTTAAAAAAGATGATGGTATAGTATTAGAATTTCCTGATTTATACCAATATGACGAAGCAAGAAAAGAATGGTATAAATTGTGGTGATAAAAAGCATAATGAGGTATAAGAATTATGAACGATAAACAATTCACAGATGAATTGTTCTGTAGAATGTATGATCTAGGATACAGAAAAGCGGAAATAGAAAACGGAACAATATTCTTTTATAAGGATTGTGAACGTATTTCGCAATGGTTAAATAGAGTTGATATAAGAAGTACGTGCTTTACAGAAGAAAACCAACGAATTGATATTGCTGAGTATCTAGGTATCGTTGATTGGTCGAAAGTAGAAGTTGATACACCGATATTAGTTAGGAATAATGGGTGTGTGTGGGCAAGAAGATACTTTGCGGAATACAAAAACGGAAAAGTGCGAACTTACTTTAATGGTGCTACATCGTGGAGCTCTGATGGTAGGTTGAGTAGTTGGGATTGTGCAAAACTAGCAAAGGAATTAAGAGAATTTGCACAATCCGATTACGAGATGTATTGTGAAAGACATAGAGAGGGTGAGTAATATTTGAGTGAACGGGAATTAATCAATCTAGCTATTGAACACCTTCAACCTGTAAAGTTGGTAGATGTACAAATAGCATCTATCAAGGAGGAAATAGAGCAGTTAAGGGGCAATATAACCTCGATAGGTGCTATTGATTACTCCAAAGATAGAGTAACAGGCGGTGGCACTCCGCAAGGATTAGAGGGCAGTATAGCGAAATTCATTGATACAACGGAACAACGGAATAAGGAAATTGAACGATTAGCGGAATTAAAATGCGATGCGATCACATTGATTGATAGCCTTGATGAAAAACTAGGAGCGGTCATTCTAAGATATGAGTACATATTGAATACCACAACGGAAGATGCTTACAAGATGATTGGGAATTACTCGACTAAACAGGCAAAACGATATAAGCAACGAGCATTGATTGAATGTGGCGAAAAGTTGTCCGCAAATGTCCGCAAATGTCCGCAAATGTCCGCAAATGTCCGTATAAGTCCAAGTCAACATATATTAGAATATAAGGTGTAAGAGTTGCCAATGAGCAATTCTAAAAACTAAATAGCAATTGAGGTGCGGTTTTATATTTTGTATTTGAAAATCAACGAGTATTGTTTCTAAGTCATTACAATCTATATTATTTTCTAACTGCACCGCACCTCATATATTGCATTTTGTAAACTAATACCGCACATATAATCCTTTCCAATATTGCAATAACAACCAACTATACGTTTCATGAGATAAAACCTTAAGCGAAAAAATGTTACATACTACAAACAACTAGCGGTATTAGTTTAGAGAGTGCAATTGCATATTGAAAACTAAAGCTATATGTTCCGTTGGGAACCGAGTATTGTGCGAGAGTTAGACAGAGTGAGCTAACCATGATTACAATTCATATACTCGTGTTGGCGAATAGCTAACTATATAACTTTGGTTTTGAATATACAATGAAAATGAATAAAACTATCACATAATGAGGTATATCCACGGCGATATATCTCATTTTTTGTATAAAGTTATCAAAAGGGGAGAAATGATGACTGACATATTGTGTTGTAAGAGTAAATGCTTGAACAACAAGAAAGGGAAATGTACGGCCAATGTCATTGAGTATGACGGATTATGTCAAACATACATCACACAGGGGAACGCAAGAAAAAGTGCATGCGGTTTGTGTGTTAGATCCAATGGAAAGCTAAAACGTAAAGGTGGTGAAGTACTAAAATGATTAAAGCGATTAAACAATTCATTAAGGATAGAGCGTTATTCAAAAAAGCTGCACAAGATTTAGATAACAAAGACCTACAGGCAAAAGCAAAATATGCGTTTGAACATCGTGAAGATAACGTGTTAAGCATTATTGATTGTCTAGCTATTGTGTGCGGTGTATTGATTATAGTCGGTATTGTGTGGTGCTTAATGTGAATTATCAGCCAACAATAAAGAAACTGCTTAAAGCATTACAAATGAACGGCAGGCGGTATGTAGTCGATGTAAGGCAATCATGGAGTAAATACGATAAGCCTTGCAAGGTGTATATCGTTAATCGAATGTACACAGAGGAAGAATACAAACTGACATTCCCTCATAAGTACAAGAAAGGGAAAACGTTCAAGCAAGGACAACTTTATAAGAAAGAAAGTGAGTATAGCAGTACTAAGCAACATGAAGTACTGCTATTTTTAGTTAAGACATATAAAGGTGGTGAGTAACATTGGCGAGTATAAATGAATTAGCACAAAAACTAACTAAGAAAGAACGCATATTTGCTGATGAATACGTTAAGACCACCAACGGAACACAGAGTGCAATTACGGCTGGATATTCAGAAAAGACGGCAAGAAGTAAAGGTAGTCAGTTATTAACAAAAATAAACGTGCGCCAATATATAGATGCAGTCATGAACGAGCGTAGTAAAAACACAATCGCAACTGCTGATGAAGTGTTGGAGTACCTAACTAAGGTTATGAATGGAGAAGAAAAAGATGCATTTGGTTTGGATGCCTCGATTGCGGATAGAACCAAAGCAGCTGAGTTGTTGGGCAAACGGCACATGCTATTTACTGACAAGGTAAAACTTGATGCAGAAATAGAGATTGACATATCCGACCGCATGAAACAAGCAAGGGTGAAATCAGATGAAGTACAACAAGGCACAACTGATTGATGCGTTGGGTTCATTTACGCATGATCCATTAGGCTTTGTATACTTTTCTTTTCCTTGGGGTGAAAAAGGAACACCGCTTGAAAACTTTGACGGCCCTGATGAATGGCAAGTTGACACCTTTAAGAAAATAGGCGAAGAATTACGCAAGGGTAAGTCATTAGCTAAGGCAATACAAATTGCAGTTGCATCAGGTCATGGTATTGGGAAGTCCGCTTTTTCTTCATTGTTAATTCTATTTGCTATTGCTACACATGAGAATACAAGAGGAGTAGTTACTGCTAATACTGATACACAGTTAAAGTCTAAGACTTGGGCTGAGTTAAACAAGTGGTACAACCTATTCATAGGCAAGGAATTGTTCACCTATACTGCTACCGCATTGTTTAGTGCTGATAAACAGTATGAGAAAACATGGCGGATAGATGCTATTCCATGGAGCGAAAGTAATCCAGAAGCATTCGCAGGTTTGCACAATCAAGGTAACAGAATACTTATCATATTTGATGAAGCATCCGCTATTTCCGATAAGATTTGGGAAGTAACAGAGGGTGCATTGACGGATAAGGAAACGGAAATTATATGGTGTGTGTTCGGTAACCCTACACGTAATAGTGGTAGGTTTAGAGAATGTTTTAGAAAACATCGTGCATATTGGACTACCTATCAGATTGATAGCCGTACTGTTAAAATCTCTAACAAAGCGAAGTTGCAAGAATGGGTTGATATTCATGGCGAGGATAGCGACTTTGTAAAAGTACGTGTACGAGGGATATTCCCTAGTGCATCGGATACACAATTCATATCCGCATCAATCGTTGATGAAGCACAAAAGCGAATGTACAGAGTTGGTGAGTTTAATAACCTACCTGTAATTATCGGTGTAGACCCTGCATGGACTGGTGGCGATACGTTAGAAATCGTAATGCGTAATGGCTATTCCATGAAGTGTTTGGAAACGATTGAAAAGAATGATGATGATATGCGTATGGCTAACCTAATAGCACAATTTGAGGACGAGTACAAAGCCGATGCAGTATTCATAGACCAAGGTTACGGCACTGGTATTTATAGTATTGGCAAATCAATGGGTAGACGATGGCGGTTAGTTGCCTTTGGTGGTGCATCGCCTAACAATATGTACCTCAATATGAGAGCGTACATGTGGGGCGAGATGAAAGAATGGCTAAAAGAGGGCGGTTCTATTCCACCTAATGACCAAGGGTTATATGACGATTTAACCAGCCCAGAAGCGATCATTGATAAGAATGGCAGAATACAACTTGAAAGCAAAAAGGACATGAAAGAGCGTGGCTTACCATCACCGAATAAAGGCGATGCATTAGCCTTGACCTTTGCATTTAGGGTCACTAAAAAAGTAAATGGCAATCACAGAAGAGTAGCGAATACAGAGTACAAACCATTTGGGTAAAGGGGGAATGTGAATGTGTATGAAAGCTAAAACACCAAGTGTTACTACACCAGCACCTGCACCAGTCGCACAGACTGATGATATGACGCAAAAGAAAGATGAACAATGGTTCACTGATAAAAAGCGTAAGAAAACTGGTTATGACAGCACAATCTTGGCTAGTGCGTTGAATCAAGCAACAGGCAAAACAACATTAGGCGGTTAATATGGGAACTATACTATCAAGCCTAGCAAGGCAACCTACAGAAAAGCCTGTAACTAAACCAAAAGACTACAAGAAAATAAAAGCTAAATTCAATCAGATGTTCACCAATCGTCAAAAGTATGTTGAGAAATGGAAGATGATAAGAGATTATCAATTACCATTCCTTGGTGTGTTCGATGGCGAACAAGACCAATCGAAACTATATACCGATAAAATCCTTACTGGTATTGCTTGGGAAAGTTGCCAAATATTTGCTAGTGGTGTAATGAGTGGAATGACACCACCTAGTCGTAAATGGTTTAAGCTAACCATGGAAAATACCGACATGGCAGCAAATAGCGATGTAGCGAAAGTATTAGATGAACGTGAAGAAATATTGTATGCAGTATTTGCAAAATCCAATTTCTACAATGTGGTTCACCAAGTCTATATGGAACTACCATTTGGACAAGCGCCTATGTCAATCATGCCAGATGGTAAAGTTGGTGTACGTTTCACATCGTATCCAATCGGTACTTACGCATTAGAATGTAATGCTAATGGTGAGGTTAACACGTTTGGGCGGAAATATAACATGACTTGCGACCAACTCGTGGAAGAGTTTGGATATGATAACTGTACCGATAAGATTAAAAACGCATACGATGACGGCAAGGGTAATGCAACTGTATATACTGTTTGTTGGTTCGTATGTGAAAACAAAGACCGCAATGGAAAACTAGGTAATAAGAACATGCCTTACTCCTCTATTTACTGGGTTGAGGGGAGTAGAGACGATGAAATCTTGCGACATAGTGGCTATGAAGAATGGCCTATTCCGATTGCACGGCACACAACACATGATCTAAATGGTTATGGTAAAGGTAGTGCATGGTTCGCACAATCTGATGCAATGATGTTGCAGAAGTTAGAACTAGACCGATTAACCGCTATTGAGTTAGGGGTAAAACCACCAATGGCCGTAACATCTGATGTAATCGGTAGTGTATCACTATTTCCTGGCGGTATAACCGAAGTCGATACAGGCGGTAAAGTTGAACCTATCTTTAACGTAGGTATCAACCTAGATTGGATTATGCAACAAATCATCGAAGTTAAAGACAGTATTAAGCGTGCATATAGTGCTGACTTATTTCTAATGCTCGATAACATGGACAATGGACAAATGACGGCAAGGGAAGTCATGGAACGCACGCAAGAGAAGTTACAACAATTAGGGCCTGTAGTTGAAAGGCTACTATCTGAATTTCTTAATCCGATTATCGAACGTACCTATGCGATATTAGATCGTGCAGGTGTGTTTCCGCCAATCGATGAAGCATTAGCGGAAGAGTTAAACGGCCAAGATGTTAAGATAGAGTACATTTCACCATTGGCACAGGCACAGAAAGTATCTTCATTAACATCAATTGAACAGTATTTTGCGTTCCTTATGTCATTGGCACAGGGCAATCCTAATATTCTACAAAAGTTTAATTTTGAAGAGGCAGCAGATTATTATGGTGTTAACCTCGGTGTACCTGCAAAAGTAATTGTATCCAACGATGAATACCAAGCTAAGATGGAAGAACAACAACAGGCACAACAAGAACAAGAGGAACAAGCACAAATGATACAAGCGGCACAATTAGCACCTCAAATGGCTAGTGCAGCTAAACAAGCAACTGATGCAGCAAATGATGGAAACCCTGTAATGCAACAGTTAATGGGAATGGGGTACTAGATGAAACAAAAAAGAGATTATATGCGAGAGCGTGATATTGAAGCGCTGAACCACGTACTGAGTGATGAACTTGGTAGGTGGTTTTTTTATCGCATATTAGACCGAGCAAAACTGAATAGCCAATCATTCACAGGCAACAGTACAACATTCTTCAATGAGGGAATGAGGGCTGTTGCTATTTTATTACAAAACGATTTAGGAAAGATTGGCGATGGTGTAGAGGGTGTTAAGAAATACCACCTAGCACAAATTGAAAATATTCAGATGCAAAAGTATTTTAAAACACTTGAAGAGAACGAATTAAAGAAAGGTGAATAACCATGGATGAAAATTTAGAACAAGGCACAAACAATAACACGGATAGTGCAAATGGTGGTACACCACAGGACACGAACACACAAGACCAACAAAGTACGATTTTAGGCGGTGGCGGTGATACTAACACCGACCAACCTGCAGAACCTACTGTATATGATTTCTCAACTGCATTTGAGGGTGGCGAAGTCGACCAAACCATCGCAGATGAATTTTCAAAAATGCTTAATGGTGTAGGCGCAACGCAAGAGCAAGCATTACAGATGGCTAAGTTTGGCAATCAATATGCAACCAATCTTGTAACGGCCTATGAAAACCAAAAGCAAGAGGCACTAAAAGCACAATACGATGGGTATGCAGAAAACGCTAAAAAGGTATTAGGTAACAAATTCGATACTACTGTTAGCCAAGCGGCCGCAGGTGTTGAAGCGGTAGAAAAGACAATTCCTAATATCCGTGAAATCCTAGCTGAAAATGGCTTGGGTAATCGTGTAGAAGTAATTCAACTATTCGCACATATCGCTGGTATGGCAAGCGAAGATAGCAATGCAGGAAACAACAGACCTGCAAATAATCAATCGGATGAAGCTATTAGACGGAATATGTATCCGTCCATGTTTAAAGACTAAAGGAGATTAATTAATGGCTACAATTGGAACTAACAATCCTACATTATTGGATTTACAAACTCGTATGGATCCAAATGGTAAAATTGCACAAATCATTGAGCAATTGAACCAAACAAACGAAATCATTCAAGACATGACAATGATTGAATGTAATGATGGCACATCTAACAAAACAACAGTACGTACTGGATTACCATCTACTACATGGCGCATGTTGTATGGCGGTGTACAACCATCTAAATCCACTACAAAACAAATCACTGATACTTGTGGTATGTTGGAAGCATATTCCGAAGTGGATAAAGACTTGGTTAAACTTTCCAATGACCCTGTAGCGTTCCGTGCAACAGAAGATAGTGCGTTTGTTGAAAGTATGGGCCAAGAAATCGCACGCACACTTTTTTATGGCGATGAAACTACACCAGAAAAATTCATTGGCTTATCCGCACGTTTTAATACATTGGATGTAAAAAAAGCTGATTGTGCTAAAAACATTATTGATGCAGGCGGTACTGCTAACCTTGCCTCTATGTGGCTCGTAGGTTGGGGCCCTCTTACTGTACATGGTATTTATCCACGTGGCAGTCAAGGCGGTTTAGAACAAGAAGATTTGGGCGAAGTAACAGTTACTAAAGCTGATGGTTCTATGTTCCAAGGTTATCGAACTCATTTCAAACAAAACATCGGTTTATCCGTGCGTGATTGGAGATATGTAGTACGTATCGCTAATATCGATATGAAATCTATTAAAGAAGATATTTCCGCAGGCCCTAACTTGATTAACTTGATGATCCGTGCAGAAGAAAAAATGCAATCTCTCACAGGATGCCGTCCAGTATGGTACATGAACCAAGAATTGCGTACATTCTTACGCTTGCAAAAGAACAAAGTGCATGGTTCTACTATCACAGAAGATATGGAAATGGGTAAAATGGTTACTCGTGCGAATGGTATTCCTGTTCGTAAAATTGATGCATTGCTTTCCACAGAAGCACGTGTTACTGCATAGTAGAGAGGAGAAAATACATGATTATCGATACTTTAAATACATTCCATTGGAAACGTGAATTATCTGGCAATGTCAGCTCCGATGTTATGGTTACTAGCGGTGATGCTGACCCTAACTTGTGGTTAGTTGTTCGTGTAGACAAAGCATTAACTGGTACTGCATTAATCAACGTATATACATCTGATACAGAAAACATTGCTAACCCTGTATTGTTGCATGGTATTACATTACCAGCCAATGCACCAGCTGGGTACGAATATAAAGTGCGCTTGGCAAATGGTGTTAAACGTTATACACGTGCTAATGTCAACAATGCAACGGCTGGCACAATTTCTGTATTCTTAACTAGCGGTATCACTAGCAAATAGGGGGTAACATGGAATACATTGCAAAAGTAACTTTGTATCACAATACAAAGGGTTTAATTGAAGAAGGAAAAACAGTAGAACTTACAAAAGAAGAAGTAGCTGAATACGATAAAGATTACTTCAATGATTTGTTTGAAGCTGTAGGCGCAGAAGAAACCGAAGATGGCGAAGAAAAGCCAAAGACTAAATCTAAAGGCAAGAAATCGGAAGAAACTGCAGAATAACAGAATGAGGGGTGCGTATGCATCCCTCTTTTTTACTACAAAGGGGGCAATATGACACCTACTGATATTTGCAACATGGCTTTGTCATTAATCAATGGCGGTAGGATATACGGCCTTGATGAAGAAACAGAAACGGCTAGACAGTGTAGATTGCATTACGATGCAACACGCAAGATGCTACTATCTCAATACGAATGGAATTTTGCACGTAAGCGTGAAGAGTGCGTGTTATCTGAACATAAGTTAGCTGGCTATGAATTTGTTTATGCGTATCCTGAAAAGTGTATCCGCATCCTTGGGGTAATTCCTAAAGGGGAACGATTTAGAACGGATAGGCAAAAGGAATATGATGTATTTAGTTTTGACGATAACACAAAGTACATAGTAAGTGATGTACCGCTTGCGTATATTGATTACGTGTACGATGTGCAAGATATAGATGTATTCAGTCCTGTATTCGTACAGGCCTTGAAATCTAAAATGGGGTCAGAATTAGCCATGCCATTAACTGGTAATAGCGGTTTATTCGACCAATGCTATAAACTCTATCAAGCAGCAACGCAAGAGGCCAAGAGTTTGAGCGCTAAAGAACGTAGGCAAGATATGCCATATATTTCTAACTATGTAAAAGCAAGGAGTTGGTAAATATGAAACCAATGTATATATCACAACTTGCATTTACAACTGGTGAGATTTCGCCTGATGTATCTAGGCGGTTTGACTTAGATCAGTTTAAAAGTGCGTTGCTATTAGCAGAAAATGCAGTCATTAGACCTTATGGCGCAGTAGCTAGACGGCAAGGTTCAGAATATATAGGGCAAGTTAAAAACAAGGATAAATCTACACGACTATTTGAATTTACGGCAGAAAAGAATAAATCGTTTCTACTTGAAATCGGAGAACAGTATATCCGAGTGTGGCGGAATGGTATCTATACAGGTATAGAACTAGAAACACCATTTGAAAGCGATGTAGTCGATAAATTGAACTGCATCCAAAGTGGTGATGTAATGTTTATTTGTAGTGGTAAGTATCCAGTTAAAACGCTATCTAGGTATTCTAATACGGACTGGCGATTTGATACATACAAGTTATCTGAGCAACCATACGGCGAAGTCAATATCAACAAAGAAAGCACTGTAATCTTGAATGGTGATACCTTAACCGCTACAAAGGATATATTCAATGCTGATATGGTTAATTCTGTTATGCAGATTGAACATTATGTGAAAGCTATTAGCACTAGCGAAACAGGAAAAGTCATAAAGGGTAGTTATGACGGCGATGATGAACGCATTCTTATGGCTGAAAATGAATACAATAACATCAACTACAACGTAGAACAATTCAGTAGCGATGAGGATTTATCATGGAAATTCACATCACACGGCACATGGAATGGTACTGTTAAAATCCAAATCAGCAATGACAACGGCGCTACATGGAAAGATTACAGGGTATATACATCCAACAATGACTACAACGTAACCGACACAGGCAAGGTTACACCTAGTGCTAAATTGAAAGTTGTATCTGATTTGAAAGGTGGTAGCGTTAATGTAGACCTATCATTCTTGCCACATTCTAATTATGGTGTAGTTGAAATCAAAGAATTTGTTGATAGTAAGCACGTTAAAGTCAATGTATTGAATAGCGTTGTAGATAACGAAGCAACCTCTAAATTCAGATTTGGACAATGGGGCAAAGGCCTTGGTTATCCTCGTGTATGTACGTTTTACCAAGATAGATTTATCCTAGCATCTAGTAATCAATATCCTAACTACATATGGTTTAGTCGCACAGGTGATTATTCCAACTTTGGTGTAGAAAAGGTAGGCGGAACGATTACAGATGATAGTGCAATCACACTACCTGTTATTAACCGCAAAATGTATGACATTCGACACTTGATACCTGCTAATGACTTATTGATTTTAACCGGTGGCAACGAATGGATAATTGATGGTTCAAAAACTATCACACCGACTAACTGCAATCTACGCACACAAACCCAACGTGGTGCATCTGAATGTGAGCCACAATACATAGGGAATAGATGTGTGTATGTACAAGCTAGAGGGTGTGTAGTGCGTGATTTAGGATATTCATATGAAAGTGATAACTACACAGGGGCAGACCTAACTCTATTTGTTAAGCATCTGACAAAGTATCGTAATTTTATTACCAGCGCTTATGCACAAGATCCAGATAGTATCGTTTACTACGTAACAGATGATGGCAATATCGATTGTCTAACTTACATTCCTGAGCAAAAGGTGTATGCATGGTCGCACTTCACCACAAAAGGCAAATATAAATATGCTGAGAGTGTAGCTGAGGGCGAACAAGATAGTTTGTATGTAATCGTTGAGCGTGATTTTAAAAGCGGTACAGTGATGTGTATAGAACGATTTGAGCCGATGTATAACGCTGATAATAACAACGTGTACATGGATTGTTACATTCGACAAACAAGTACAGAGAATATCAGCACTATCACAGTACCTCATCTGATTGGTGAGGATGTGCAAATCGTTGTAAATGGTAGGGAACGGCCAATTAAGGAAGTACCACCTACGGCAATTATTAATATCGATGGCAAGGCACAAAGCGTAGCCGTTGGTATTAACTACACTACACGATTACGTATTCCGAGCATCGAAATGCAAATACAAGATGGCACGTTGCAAGGCAGACAATTAACGATGAGTAGATTATCGATAAACATCTTAAATTCATTCGGTGGCAAAATCGGAAGAAACTTCAACCATATGGATGATATTTCATTACCGCCACTCAAATTATATAGTGGCGATAAGGTATGTATATTGCCAAAATTCGATGGAGTGTACTCAACCGATGCATCTGTATGTATTCTTCACGAAAAACCTTATCCATTTAACCTTTTAAGCGTTACAAGAGAGATAGAAATAGGCGGTGGTTTTCCAAATGTTACAGGACTTTGAGATTTGCCCTGTAAGGCACGCTTCGTTAATTCATGACTTATATATCGACTTGCGAGCTATAGACACCTTAGAGGTCAATATAGCGAACCAAAATTTCTCGAATTATGGAAAAAATGATTTTGTGAGAGATATATGCAGTGATGATTACGAAAATCACATTGTAATTGAGAATGATGTACCAATAGCCGTATATGGAATTTCAAAAAAGCCAATCAACGGAATGCACTGCATTTATTTCTTGGGAAATAAGATACTGGATACGAATTTGAAATTGCAAAAAGAATTTCTGAAACGAAGTAACGCAATCATAAAAGAGTGGTTATCCACTCATGAATGTTTATTCAATTTCATACATAAGAAAAATAACCGCTCGAAGCGATGGCTAACATCACTAGGGGCGGTTATTCATTCTGATATAACGCATAACGGAATGGAACTATTTACATTGAGAAAGGGGGATGCGAATGTGTAATCCTATTGCATTGATGGCAGGTCAATTGGTTACTACGTTATGGGGGCAACACCAACAAACTAAAGCACAAACTGCAATGTATAATGCACAGGCACAAGCAGCGGAAGCTAACGCTCGTATATCTGATAGGAAACAACAGGATATTGCCAATCAAGCACTACAAGAGCGAGATAAGATGGATAATAAAATGCGGTTGATTGCAGGTCAGAATACGGCAGAAGCAGGCGCTACAGGGTTATCCATGAGTGGTACACCATTACAATTAATGGCTAGTAGCTACGATGAATACAACAAGGATATTAACAATTGGGAAACTAGCAAGAATAACAGTATCTACAATGAATATCTTAATGGGGTTAATTATCGTAATGAAGCTAGTAGTGCAAGAGCAGCTGCATCTAATGCTAAAACGCAAGGGCGATTGCAAATGCTTGGTACTATCTTGAGTGGTGCATCTAGTATGTATGGTTTAAAACAACAATATGCAGGTAGTAGTGCGAGTGCTAATAAATACAAAACTGTATATGGTGGTGATACAACGTTTGATGCATTTAGTGGAATGCGACAAGCGGACACAATGCGAATGGAAAACGGCACAGGGCCATCATCTGTTGTTACTGTTCGTAAGGTTAGGAGATACAGATGAAGCTAGTTAGTTATGATAGCCAAGAACAACTCAATACCATTAATGGACAAATACACAATTACGCAAACGAAATTGCATATGGTGCAGACCAAAGCGGGTTGCGTAGCATCGCCAATGGAATTGCTAATATTAACGAACAATATCAAAAGAAACTCGATGAAGATTTGAATATCGCCTATATGAACGCTGAAACAGATTACAAAAAACGCATTTCAGATGCACTAACAAATGAAGATAATGGGTTATTGCATACTTCATTGGGTGGGGCAGCTAATATAGGGTATTCATTCAATGAAATCGAAAGTAAGGCTAGACATGAAATACTAGACAATCTACCTAATAACAATCGGATTAGAGATAGATTTCTAAGAATGGCCGATAACGATACAATAGCCAATAGCACAAGGGTACAAGTACACGAGCGGTCAGAACGTGAGAAATACAAGGATGTTACTTTTAATAACAACCTAGACCAATCTAAACAAATAGCCGTACTAGGATTTAACAACCCTAATGTAGTACAAACTGCATTGGATGGTATTGGTAAGAATATTGAATTAATGTATGGTGATCGTGGCGAAGAATTTGTAAAAGGTAAAAAACAGGAAGTATACGATACTATAGGTCAAAGCGTTGTTAATGAAGCAGTAACGAGAAACGATATAAAATATGGGCCACAAGTTATTGCAGCATTGCGACAAGCTGGTGTTAGTGAGGGAATATTAGCCAAAGCTGATGCAGCATTTCAACAAGTTAATTCGCAACAAACTATAAATGGAAAGATTTCTGGCGATGTCGATACATATGGCGAGGATGGTAGAGAAAAAGCCGCCGATGCATATGTAAACGGATTGAGAAATCAAAACAAAGGCGGTTCTATCAATATTGCTGCATTAGATAGTGCTGTAAATGGTTCTATTGGTAAACCTTATGTGCTAGGTAGTGATGGCGGTGATGCTACTGATTGCGGTAAATTCACACTCGATACATTGGCAAGTGCAGGGGTTAAGCTAAATTATAGAACGGCTGATGGACAATACCTACAAGCCGAGCAAGAGGGGAAACTCACAACAGATATTTCACAAGCTAAAAAAGGTGATTTGGTATTCTGGCACGTTCCAAGTAATGAAGCTAGATGGGCCACAAGTGATGACCCTAACGCTATTAACTCAGATGACAAAGCCTACAAAGGGGTAACACATGTAGGTGTATATATGGGCGATGGTAAAGTCGCACAAGCTGGTAGTAGTGGTGTATCCATTGTTGGTGCTGATATTTACCCTATAGTTGGTATTGGTAAGTTTAGTGGAAGCGGTAGACAATTAACTGATGGGGAATTGTTAGAAGAACGCAATATGTATTTAAAAACCTATGATGTTGAAGTTGGAAAGCGTCAAAAAGCACGTGAAGAAGAATTAAAACAGCAAGAAAAAGCAATTAAGTTACAGTATTTAGAAATGCAGAAAAACGGAGCATCTAATGCTGAATTAGCTAACTTTTTAGACAGATCTACTGCTGGAAATCCTGAATTAATCCTAAGATTTGGTGCTGTTAGAAATGGATTTATAAATGCAGAACGTGCAGAAACGGCTGCAGCTAATAATGCAGCGTACAAAACTAATATTGTACAAATGATACAGAACGGCACACCTGCTAGCGATATTTTAAAATACGCAGCAGAAAACGGAAGTCTTTCCATGGAAGAAATGAGCCAATTAAACAAAGAATTAACAGATAGAGATAACGGAACTGGTTCGTATTCCGTTGATTTATCCGCCGTTCAATCAGTCATGGACAATGCAATGGACGGATTGAAAGATAGTCAAAAAGGATTATTTAAAGATGGATTTAGAAGAGATTTTAGTGCTTGGCATCAAAAATACATGATGGAACATGGAGAACCACCAAGCGTTGGTGATCAAATATGGTATGCAAATCAAATTGCAGGGCCTAAAGTAATACAAACAACTCAAGTGAACCATTTCTGGGAAAGTGGTGAAAACTATCAAAGCAATGTATCACTTGCAACTTTACATGGTGCAGGATATGTGGATTACAAACTTGTAATAGGTGATGATGGTGGACATTACGTAAGGTTGTATAGAAATGGTGGTACAGACGAAAACGGCAATTATAACGATTACGATGAACGTACATTCCATCAAACATTTGGTGATTTAGATAATTAAGGAGATAGCATAATGGCTACTAATCAATGGCATTTTAACAAGTATCAACCGAACGGCACAGTCAATTTAGACGAACATCAAACAGAGTTAAAACCTGTTAATGGTGTTATTGGCAATGCTATTGATGCGGTATCTTCTATTGCTGATACTGTAAAGGATAAGCCGTTCATAATTGATACAACAGGTAATGACAATAAAATGCTTGTTGCGGATAGGTTAAAAGCTATTGCAGATGCAACAGGCATTGACCCTAGTATTGCATATAATGCAACATTCAGAACATCCGCATTACAATTCAAATATAATAATGATGAATTAAAAGCCAACGCTGCACTAGAATATGCAAACAAATTAAATATCGGTGCTGATGTAATTATGAATAGTAATGAAGATGGATTTAGAACAGCTGCAACATTAGCTGCACAAGTTGATAGAGGTAGAACAGTACAAGAAATCTATGATGAATACCCAGAAATGTATAAAGTAAAATACAACTCACAGGCTGAGGGTATTCAAGCCATTCAAAATTTACAGTCGGTAAAAGCTACACGTGGTATTTTTGACAGCATCCAACAAAGCGTATGGGCCATGAACGACCAAATGAAACTAGGTGATGTTGGCTTTGAAATGGCACATACCACCGATGCGGATAGAATTGAAGAACTCAACGATGAAATGGAACGATTGCAAGGCAACTTGCAACAATACAGAAAAGCAGATGCACTTAATCCATTACAATCAATTGTAGGTGATACGGCAGCACAAGCATATATGATGGGTAAACAAGGCGGTAGAGGTGCAATCATAGGCGGTGCAATCGGTGCGGTAATTGGTGGTTTAACTACCGATGGTGTAGGTATAGGCGCAGGTGCAGCAACTGGTGCTAAATGGGGTGGCGGTGCTGACATGGCATATGAAATGTACAAAATGTCATTCGGTAACAAATACCTAGAACTCATCAATAAACGTGATGCAAATGGTAATAAAGTATACTCTAATGATGAAGCCTATAAATACGCTATGACATATGCTGCAGTTGATACAGGTATTGAAATGGCATCTACACGTTTCATGGTTAAAGGCATAGGTAAAGTAGCACCTAAAGCGGTTATGTCAAAAGTATTACAAGGTGCTACAAGTGATACAATCGCAACATTTAATAGGGGCATTGGCACTACTGTTGCACAAATGGCCAAAGCATCTGTTAAGGCTGGCGGTTCTGAATTGGTTGAAGAGGGATTGCAAGACATTAACGAAAAATTCCAACATAACCTATACCGCAATGCTAATGACCCTGAGGGAGTATATTCCATAGGTGATATGGCAGTGGGTGCAGGCGGTGCAATGCTACAAGCATTACCAGCTGTAATCGGTTTAGGTGCAATTGGTGGCGGTATTAGTGGTATCCACACCATGAAAGCGTTCCATGAATTTCAAAAGCTAACACCTGAGCAACAACAACAAGCCGTGATGGCAGAACAAAATCGAAATGGTACTGCTATCATGCAAGCATTGAAACAAGATGCATCGTCAAACAAAATGGCAAAAGAAAACCCTGAACTGTACGGAAAAATTGTACAAGCACAGGGCGATAATGTAGGTGTATCTACCGCGTATGTAAATGTTAATGAAATGGCAGAAACTGAGCAAGGCCAACAAGCTATTAAGAATATGATTGATAGCGGTTTGGTTACGCAAGAGGAAGTATCGAAGAGTATCGAAGCTAACGCAGATATTCCTGTACCAATTGGGAAGTATGCACAATTAAGCGGTGGCTTGACGGAAGAAACTGTAAAGGCACTAGAAGAAAGTACATACTTTACTCGTGGCGGTATGTCTATGAAAACACTCGAACGTGCAAAAGCGGAAGTGGAAGCCTTTAATAATAACCTAGTTGATGCAACAGAAAAGAAAGCACAACGAGTTAAAGAAAGCATTATCCGTGATGAATTTGAAGATGCAAGCGATGTAGATCGTGAAGTACTAGACCAAGTATTCTCTAATCCTACACAGGTTAAGCAAGCGTATAATAACTTGTACAAAAACCTAGTACAAGAGTATCGTGAAAACTACGCAAGCGACTTTGACAATATGGATACTGATATTAAAGAAGCTACGGCGAGTGGTGTAGAGCCACAATGGCTAACTGATTACAAGTCTAATAATGGCGGTAAAGCACCACGCACAAATGCAGAACGTAGACGTGCAGCATTTCATTCAAGCGTAGCAAAAGCACAAACTGCATTTGCTGATAATGCGGAAGCACTTAACCAAAGCAATATCCATCATGCTGATATGGAACATACGCTACAACAAATTGAAAGCCTTGAGAGATTGCATGATAAGATTTTCACATTAGCCAATAACGATATAGCGTTACGGATGCAACTATCCAAGAGTGGCTATGAAGTGTACAACAAAGTTGTTAAAGCGATTGGCGAAAGTACCGATAGAAAACAACGTGAAACGGCAAAAGCTAATGCGTTGTTGATGGCGCAACATGCTGATGTAATGGCACAATATATGCGACAAATGGGCCGTGGTGGTTATACTGCTATGGATTATTTCCGTGATAGTGTGCGTATCAACATGAATGCTATCTTTAATGGTGAAGATGGCTATGCACAATCTGTAATAATGCAACAAATAATGAATAATGACATACAAGCGTGGAGTAACGTAATTGATAATCATTTAAATGGACAACCAATTACTGGGAGTGTAAAACTCATGGATAGCCCTATGGTATTACAGCTTATAAACGCTGTTGGTGAAATCGATATTAATCCAAGCGTAATAAAAAAAGCATTAAATGGGAAACATGTAGGGCAAATGGATGTTGAAGTATTAAAGCAGTTACCCAAAAAAATCGCTAATCCTATTGCTATTTTTAAGAATTATGATCCAGTAACTAAACAAGTCATTCCTAATGAATACGTTGTGGTATTGGATGCATACGCTAATAATAAACAGGGAATTAATGCTAGTGGCGAGAATATTCAAGTTGTAATTAAAAATACAACAGTATTTAATGGACGTAAAAAAACATGGCAAGCTAATAAAATTAAAACAATAACTCCGAGACGCAATGCTAATTGGTACATAAATCAGTTGAACAATGGCAATTTGGTTTATTGGAACACAAAAAAAATAAACCGCTTAGTAACCAGCAACAGGCAACAAATCGCCCAACTAGGTACTAAACAGTTTATATTTAACAATAGTATACCAAATGAAAAAGATTTAGACAAGCTCAGAAAGAAACATAATTATCAGTACTACCAATCCGCATGGCATGGTTCACCGTATGATTTTGATAAGTTTGATTTAGGTGCTATTGGTAGTGGTGAGGGGAACCAAGTACATGGTTGGGGCTTATATTTTGCTAAAAATAAGAAAGTATCTGTAGCGTATAAAGATGTTTTAGGCGCTAAAGGCTCTTTTGTTATATTAAATGGAGAAAAATGGACTACAGATAACGAAGGGGATTGGACAAACGGTGAAAAAAAAGTCGAGTATGGTAGTGCATTAGGTTATGTTTTTGACGAATTGGAAGAACATGGGACTAAAGAAAAAGCAATAGAATCATTACAGAAAGGCTTAGATAAAAACAGATATCGTGATAAATATCGAAACGAAGCAAAAAAGGCAATTGATATATTAAGAAAAAACGATGCTAGCGGAGTAAAGGGTGGTAAGTTATTTAAAGTAGATATCCCTGATATAAATACAATGCTTGATGAAGATAAATATTTCAAAGAGCAAAATAAAGATGTTATCAACAAGATAGTATCAGCCGTTAATGATTTAGAAATCGATAAGCGAAAAGCTTTATTAGATTACTATAAAGAGCATCCGTCATATACCACCAATCAAGAGTATAAAAAATTACTAGGCAAAATACAGAGTATAAAGCAAGATAGGGATTATATAGCCGATGCTTTAACAAGCAATGTAAATAAGATAAAAGAAAAAATCGCTAGAGAAGCTGCTGCTGAGTACGGATATAACTTTGACGAGTTGAAAGCGGATAATACATTTGAAATGGCTAAAAAGCTAATAGGTGAAATTAATGAAAAGTTATCGGCATTAGAAAAAGAGAAAGAAGTTGAGGGTGCAAAAGAAAAAATAAAAGAAGATAAGATCTTGGAAAGTATTGGTGATACATTTACAAAAACACCATATACAGGAAGAGATGTTTATGTTGCATTGTCAAAAGCATTTGGCGGTGATAAAGGTGCATCTGAATTTTTAAACTCAACTGGTGTTAAGGGCATTACATATGATGGATATACAGACGGACGATGCTATGTAGTGTTCGATGATAAAGCAATTAAAATCATTGAAAAGTACAACCAATCTATAAATGGCATGACCGAAATCATGAGTGATGGCGAACGTATTATCAGCATTTTTAAAACCGCAGATAGAAGTACATTCCTACACGAAATGGGGCATGTATTCTTTGATGATATTCAAAAACTAGCATCTATGGACAATGCACCTAAACAATTACTTGATGATTGGAATACGCTTAAAGAGTGGAGCGGTTGGGTTGATGGTGAAAATGTAGACAATACCAAAGCACACGAGAAATTTGCACGAGGTTGGGAAAGTTACTTGCGAAGTGGTGAAGCACCAACAAAAGGTTTACAACGTGTGTTCCGTCAATTCTCTAAATGGTTAACTCGTATTTATCGTAGTGTACAACGTTTAGGCGGTGAAGTACCATCTGACATTAAAGATATAATGGCACGCATGATAGCTACACAAGACGATATTGAAAACTACGCACACGAGCAAGCATTAGAGCAATTTGAAAATACAAAATTGTATCAACAATTGAGCGAAACCGAACAGGCACGAGTGCAAGGGTATATTGCTGATATTAAAGAAAAAGCTAAAGAACGTGTAATGCGTAAGTATATGAAAGAGTTAGACAATCGACCTATTAAAGAATGGGAAGAAGTAAAAGACGATGTACAGGTTGCAATCGAAAAGCGTTTAATCGAAGAATATCCTATTTATAAAGAACATCAACGATATATGGCATTGGGTGATGGTGCATTGGAAAATACTCAATATCGAACTATTGAGGGACTAGAAAAGGCGGAACGTGAGGAAGCTGGCAGCACTTACGATGAAGCAGTAGCACAGGAAATGGAAAACGCTAGAAATGAGTTTGTTAATGATCCAAATGCAGGCAAATCTAATCAAGAAATAGCCGAAGAAATGCTATTATCCAATCAAGGACAAATGGAACTTACGCAAGAGGAAGCACGCTTAATCAAGGAGCATACCAATAAAGACCTGGCTAAGAATTGGGAGTTACTAAGCAAATTACAAAAACTAGACACTAACAGTGAAAATCTTGATGAGGAATTGAAGCCAATTGAAAAAGAGTTGACGAAAGCCGAACGCATCAAGAAAGACAATGCAAGGGTAGCACAGGAATTAGGCAGTGTATCTAAAGAACTTGATACCGCACAAGAACGCATTGAAAACCTAAAAGCACAGTTGCAAGAACGCATTGATGCGGTGCGTGCAATTCGTGATGGTGGATTTGGTACTATTCCGAAATACATGGAACGTGCTAAAAATGAATTAGGCGATTTAACTCTATCTCAAGCTAGTCAATATAAGAAATACCAAAATCAAGCCGTAAGAGATGGCAAAAAGGCAGATAGTGCATTGGCGACTGGTAAAGTAGATGAAGCATTATATGCTAAACAATCACAAATGCTAAACCAAGCAAGGGCAAGAGTAGCGTTTGAAAATTCAAAAGCCATTAAGAAATTGCGTGTTAAATTGTTAGACCAATTGAACCGCATGACACGTAGTCAAAACCCTATCATGGTTGAGCCTAATATGCGATATTTCTACACACATATGGCATACCAAATGGGATTGACTAAGTATGATGGCTTGCAACCTGTTAATGGGTTTGACATGATGGCCGTAATTAAAGCACTCGATGCAGATGCTGACATTATGGGTGATAAGGAAGCGACTGTACAACTTGAAGATTGGGTAAAAGCAATGTTTGATGCTGAAGAGCCTACATCCTTTGCTAGCCTTAAAATGAGCCAACTTCTAGCATTAGAGGAACTCATGACAGGGATGTACAAAAGCGGTAGAACTCAATATGAGGGAAGTACGCTAATCGATGAAAAAGGAAATAACGTTACATTTGATGAAGCTATATTCCAAATTATTGATAAGGCAACCGAAACATTTGGTAGAGATAATGGGAATGTATTCAATGAGTTAAACAACCGCAGCCGTGCAGATGCATTGTCTAATACATTGAATAACTTTAACTTATCATTATTGAAAGCCGAAACATTCTTACGCAGGTTGGATGGCGGAAAGAATGGCCCTGCAGTTAGATATATTTACGAGCCAATTAATAAAGCTACTCAGAAATTTAACGAGTACAAAGAAAAATCTATGTATAGATTGGCCAGAGATATAAAAGCGGTATATTCTAAGAAACAACTCTTTGATGTTCGCAATGATCATCTCTATAACGTAGGCGAATTACGCAACGTTACTAAAGAGCAAATCATCATGCTTGCCTTAAACTGGGGTACAGAAAAGAATAGACAACGTGCATTAGAAACTATCCAAAGTAATGAAGTAGAAATGGAACGAGCGTTCCAAGAATACATGACCGATAAGGACTGGGAATTTGTAATCCGTACATGGGAACATATCAATTCATTCTATGAAGAGCGTAGTAAGGTTCAAGAGGAACTTTATGGAAATCCTTTAAATAAAGAAAAAGGAATTACATTCACGATTGGTGGTAGAGAAATACAAGGTCAATATTTCCCTATTGTGTACAATCCTAAAGTAAGTGCTAAAGTATCTGATTTCAAAACAGAGGATATCGCTAAAACGATGATTGCTAGTAATGCGATATTCGGTACTGGCATGGGTGCTACTAAACCACGTTTGGATGTGGTTAAAGGTAAATCACTAATGCTTGATTTCGATGTTATTCCTAATGCAATCACGGAAGCTATCAACCATGTAACCATGCGTAAAGCGGTAACGGATGTAAATAAGCTAGTTGGTAATAGCCGTTTCCAAGAGTACATCGTTGATAAATTCGGAATGGAAACCTATCAATTCTTGCGAACTTGGGTTCGTGATAACTGGAAAGATGAAGCAGCAAAACTTGATGCATGGGGTAGATTGGTTATGACACTCAAGAAAAATACCTCTACCGCAGTTATGGCTGGCCGTGTATCCGTAGCATTACAAAATGCGTTGAACATTCCTGTTGCCATGTATCGTATTGGTGTAGGAAATACACTCAAAGCAATTAGTGATGCAGGTATTGGGTTCTATGGTGTAGGTACAGCCAAGTACAACGCAACACGTGATTTTGTATTATCTCAATCCATATTCATGAGGGAACGTGTTCAAACCTTAGATAAGGATTTGAAACAAGGGCTATCCATTGAGGGTAAAGGCTTACGCATAGGTGATACAAATGTTGGTGGTTATAAGGCTGAACAATTAGCTAATATCCGTGATGATATTAACCAAATGGGTTTTAGGCTTTTAACTGAAACTGATTTTGCCTTGTCTATTCCTATATGGAAATTTGCATACGATAAGAAAGTACTAGAGTTACAAAGTGTTGAGGGAGTAACGGCAGAATTTGTAGAGCAGGAAGCTATTAGCGCTGGCGATAGAGCCGTAAGAGATATATTCGGTAGCGGCGATACAAAAGACAGTGCAGGCATCCAACGTTCAAGAAATGCACTCACTCAACTATTTGTACCATTCTATTCCTACGCTAACACTTTGTACAATATCATTGCTGAGGGTAACTATGCACGGAAAGACCAAGGCAATTATGGACAATTTGTGCGCATGCTATGGTGGACATTGACGGCACAAGCACTAGGCATGATGGTATACAATGCTATGACAAACGGAGATGATGATAGCCCTGAAGATTTGGCAAAATCCTTTGGGGAAGAATTGGTATCACAAGCTACTATGGGTGTACCTATTGTGCGTGATATTTCCAACATGGCTATGAAATACATTCTAGGCGAAAAGGTATTTAATAAAGGGAATACAGTAATGGCCGCATCAATCGTTGAAAAACTATATGATGTAGGCAATGCAATTGTATCGCCTAATAAAGGTGCTATGGATGTAGGTAGAAGCCTATCACAAGTATCTAACCGCATCACAGGTTTTAGCGATACTGTAACAGATGGACTATGGACATTAGCTAAATTTGCACTAACCGATACGGATGCAAAACTAGAAGATGTCATTATGGCTATCATGTTTGATAGACGATTGAAAGACAAAAAATCTAAAAAAGATAAACATTAATCAAAAAGGACTACTCAATAATGGGTAGTCCTACTTTATTAGAAAGGGGAACAAATATGATACCAGAGGTCAATAAACCTAGTGTTGTTTATCAATGTGATGGAGTGAATAAGAAGTGGATATGGCCGTATGACTTTTACAAAGTTGAAGATATAGCCTTAATCATGGTTGATGCGGACGGCACAGAAAGCCTACAAACAGGCAATATCGACTATGACAAAGAAAACAAAACTTTAACATATCCTGCTGATGGTGATCCATTAGACAATACGCACAAGATTATTCTTGAACGTAGAACACCAATTAAACAAGATACAGATTTACCCGATGAGTACCCTTTCCAAAACATCGAACACATGACAGATAAGGTTACATTGATTTTGCAAGAAATGCAGGAGAAAATGAACCGAGCCTTATTAATCCGTGTAGGTAGTGATGAGGATGCAACAACAGTTGCACGGAAAATTGTAGATACATCGACAAAGGCAGCAAATGATGCTATTGATGCATACGAAAAAATCAAAACAGAAAGCGATGCTATCAACGCTAATGCAGAAACAATTAAAACGCTAGGCGGTGAAATTACAGAATTAAGCCGTACAGTTGATGATAAACTAGCGACTAGCAATACCGCACTTGATACATCGAGTGCTAATGTAACAAAAGCAGAAAAGCTAGTGGCGGATGCAAAAGCATATGCAGGACAAACAACTGTTGATAAGCGTGATATTAATGAGTTGGTGAGCCAAGCACGAACTTTAAAAACTGACATTGATAACAAACAAACATCAATCGCAAGTAACGCTATCAAGGCAACTGATGCGGCAAAACGTGCAGAAGTCGCAGCTAGTAAAGCGGAACAAATCGCCTTGCCTAATGGTGGTGGTTTGATTACCAAGACCGAAGCCGATACAAAGTTTATTCCTAAAGATAGCCTATATGGCATCGTATCTGTTAAAGACTTTGGGGCGGTTGGTGATGGTGTAGCAGATGATACGGCAGCATTCAAACGTGCTAATGATAATTTGAAAAACAAAATATTGTTAATCCCTAATGGCATCTATAAAGTGAATGAACATGTTTCATTCGATACTGTTGATAGTGTAATGGATATGGGTACATACAATAACATCAAGCCATTCTATCCTACCGAAACACCAATGTTAAAAGGTGCATCCAACATAGCATTTGTTAAAAACATCCAATATGGTGATGAGGTTAACCAATGTCAAGGCTTTACATATAACGATAAAAAGAATGTATTTGTACTAGCATGTATCAATGGTGATGGTACGAAACAAAACTTATACGAACTCAATCCAGATACATTTGAAATCGTAGGTACATATAAGTTTAGCGACCCTGACAAAATGGGCCATTGTAATACTATGTGCTACAACAAATACACGAACAAAATTTATCTTGCTAATGGTTTGAAGAATGGTAATAACTTATCTGTATTTAATGCTGACACAATGGCATTTGAAAAGACTATCACATTGAATGAGCGTGTATTTAATATCGGATATGATCCTATCACACGAACTTATGTGAGCATCGTACCTATCAGCGGTCAACAACGCTTGCGTGAAGTCAACTTGTACAATGATGATTTCCAAAAAATGAAAACGTATCAAATTGACTACCAATACGATGACTTTAACAACAATGGTGCGTTAATGCTTAATGGGTGCATCATGAGTGCAACGCTCGGTAGTTTGGTAGAATGTACACCATTTGGCACAGTTAAACAGATTATTGAAATCAATAGAACTACTGAAATTGAAGATATAGCATACTGTAATGGCAAATTCTATTTTGCGGTGTTAACAGAAAAGCCTAGTAAACGACATCAAGTTGATATTTATGTAGGCAATCCAAACCGAGATTATCAGAACTCAATCAATACTGCACGATTGGCAAGCCTAGACTATTTGAAACTCACAGGCGGTAATGTAAGCGGTTCTATTGTGCTTAATAACAATACATTGTTAGAGGGCAAGAAAACCGATGGACATGGTGTGCGTATCGGTAAAGTATCTACATCTGATGCGGTGGAATTGGGAGACCCTAGCGTACCAGTATACTTAACTGGTACTACCTTAAAACACTATGATGGCACGGATAGTAGCACAGTATTAACTACTAAACATTATGACACGGCTATTTATAGTAAGACTAAAGCAGATGAAGTGTTTGTTAAAAAAGGTGATGCTGGTTCATTTGGTTTTCCATACTCTAAATTAGATACCGCAACAGATTGGAATACACTCACAACGCAAGGGTGCTATGAAATCAATTTTGATGGTGGTGCTAATAATCCACCACGTTCGCATAAGCAAGGTATGTTGATTGTATTTAACTTTGGAGATGGTAAGCTAATCGACCATACACTACATACATTAAATGGTGAAACCTATCATCGTACTTTTATGGCTGATAAATGGGGTTCTTGGGGAAGATTACAAACATCGTTGAATAGCCGTGTTCAATTATGGAGTAACAAAGGTACGATTGAGGTGGGTGTAAATGGCTAATATTACAATAAGTGGTGCTAGTACAGGTTCATTTAATATGACTGATGAAATTCGAGATATAGGGAATAGTAAATATTTAAAAGTTGCAATGAGTGATAAGTCTTATTATGCTAGGTTATCTACAGAAAAGCCATTTGATAATAATATGTTCGTAATTATTGATAATACCAAGTATTTTGTACAAGCCAATCCTATATTATTTGAGCAAATACATTATGAACATGGTTATGACAACTTTGAACAACGTTTTACTGTATGGCTACCAAAAGGGAGATATATAGTTGAATATAATACAACAAGCACAATAACTGATACTTTTACAATACCAAGTGGATTAAATGCAATGATCTTATACAGTTACAGAAGAGGGATTGGTGTACAATTAGCCATTGGAAGTGATGGTTCAAGAATATTTTATAAAGCAAGAGAAGCAGGGAGAAATAAAACTTGGTTTACATTATCAAGACAGGGAGATTAGTATGATAGAAATCTTTATTCCGATATTTAACGAGGTGTTTAATGTGAGTGAGGCGGTACGCATATCATTGGCTATATTCACAACAGTTATTCTTGTGTTTATAGATACAATATTACGAGTGTTGGTTGAAGCTAGAAATTACAATTTGGCGACAAAAAGAGAAGTAACAATCAAAAATACTATACTAGCTATCCTATGGAGAGGTTGGGCGGTAGTAGAAATTAACGGAAAACCTAAACGATTTTTAGTAAGTGGCAAGCTACGAGCGGATATGACTAAGAAATTAGTCAAATCCTATCCGTGGCTTTTTTTGTTGGCCTTTATTCTATTAACATTGCCTGATGTGGTAGTACCTGTATTGGGCCGTGTGGATGTATTCCTATGTACATTGCTGTATTTGATACCTATATTTATCGAATTAGCATCGTGTGTAGAAAACATGATAGAACTCGAATTAGTAGAAACGAGGTGGTTCAAACGTGCGATAGGACTATTTAAACAAGTGATTGATTTCGTTAAATCGGTAAAGGAAGCGATTAAATGATTGAAAAAATAAGTATACGAGAAGTACTGACAATCATCATATTAGGAACTGTAAATATAATGGCTATCCTATATGGTTACAACGAGTTGGCGATGAGCATATCGTCAGGCTTGGTTGGATACCTAGGCGGACGTGAAAGTAATAGAAAGGAGCAACAAAAATGGAATTAGGCAGATTAAGTGCGGTATATGAAAGTAATGGAGACCCTGCTTGTGTATCAAGTGGGGTTAATGATGCAGGTGGTATTTCTTATGGAACATATCAATTAGCTAGTAATTGCGGTAGCGTTGATGAATTTCTCGGTTGGGGATTACGGCAAGGCGGATTTTATACAGACTACGCAAGAGCATTGGTGGATAGTGGCGAAATCAATAGTGATGAGTTTGTCGACCAATGGAAAGAACTCGGAACGATTGATAGACAGGGATTTGCACAGATGCAACATGACTACATCAAGGCTAAATACTATGATGTAGCGTGTAAATTGTTACAAGATAACCTGTTCCACGTAGATAAACACTCCGACACATTGAAAGATGTGATATGGAGTAGAACAGTACAATATGGTGTAGGAAATATCATCGATATGTTCCATGATGCATTGAAGTTAATGGAAAAGGCCTTGAATTTAGAATTGCCTAATTTGTCATACGTTGATGATAAACGCTTTGACTATGACATCATCGCTTGTATCTATGATGTGTGCATGACTACTGCATGGAACAATAGTGCGTTACGTGATAACTTAAATGAACGTTTCGCCGATGAAAAATTCAGAGCGTTGGAAATGCTACAAAACGAATTAAACGAGGTGTAAGCCATGTTAATTAGTAAGTTGGTACAAACTATCAAGGAACACTACAAAATAGCCGTAGCGATTGCCCTATGCGTTTTTATCGCTATTGTAGGTGTAGTAATATATCATCACAAACAAAAAGAATTAGAAAAACCTGTTATTGTTACACAAGAGCAGGCTAAATCACCTAAAGAATTATCGAAGGCAATTCATGTTACCGAACAGGAAGCACAGGAAGTTATTTCCAAAAAGGAAAGAACTCAACCGATAGCGACATATTACACACAAGCACCTACTGTTGAAGTTGCAGCAGAACAGGTAAAACAGGATATTACACATAGCAACCCTAATGTACCTAAAGCTGTTACTGAAAAATCTGATAGAACCGCAGTAGTTGCTAACACCGATGAACAAAAAGTCGATGTGTACAAAATTAATCTAAACAAAGGACACAAGATAAAAGCTGGTGTTACTTTGATAGATAATAAAGCCTATGAAACTATAGGCTATCAAGCAGGTAAATTTGAAGTGTTAACACATTTCAATGGACAACATTTAGAGGGCGCTAGCGCACTTTACACAGTAAAGGAATGGTGATCTAAATTATCTCCGAGTTGCACGGATTGCAACAATCAACTGTTAATTGACAGTTGGAAAGTATTACTTTATAACTGAAAGGAATAACACAATGGCACAAGTATTTACATTTGAAGGAAAAACACATCAATTCGCAGAAGATATTGAACCAAACAAAGAGGGGTTGTATATGGCCACCTTGAAAGACGGCGATAACGTAACATGTGAAATGTGGTTTGTAAATGGCGAACTACAAAGATTGGTAGAACTAGATAAATAAACAAATTGAGGGTAGCGTAATTGCTACCCTCTTTTTTTATTTCGTCAAATATTCGTCAAATTCTAATTGTAAAATGTGGTAAAATATGAGAAGTAATATTTACCGCAACTAATAACAGTATCACCTAATAAGGATGCTACTGTTTTGATGTCTACACCATTTGCCAATAGCCTTGTAGCATAGGTATGTCTTAAATCATGGATGGATGTGTTCGGTAAGTAGCGTTTAATCATTACCGATACTGCACCAGTACCGCCAGTTGGATTGTTGAATAGATATAATCCGCTGGTGGTATTTTTGTATTCCTAGCATCTAAATTGTTGATTGTACTATCAGCATCTAAATTAGCAACAGAATTTGATAGTCTATCTATCTTCATTGTTAGATTATAGGTATAAGCTGCTTGACCTATAACAACTAAAATTAGAATGATTAATAGTGCATATCCTTTTTTATTCATAGTAAATTCCTTTTTTAATAATTGGTTTTATCGTGAGTAATTAAAATACATATGATAAGATTTATAGAATATATACATTGCTACTTGATATGAGGGAGAAAAAAGTATCGCTTTACCTGCAATGGAATTATCAAATTGATGTGATAATGGTTTGGAACTAAGCATATTACCATTAAAGTCATAAAAAACAAATGTATTAGCTTTCCATCTTACTCCAGTATCATTTGCTACCTCTTTAGCTATCTCGTCTACATTCTTATATTTAATGGATAATTTTTCTATACTTCTTTCGTAATTGTAAAAAGAGGTTTGATTTGTTTCTACAATAATATTTCGGTCATACCACACTGAATATATAGTAGCGTTAATAGCGTAATAAGGCGGATTATATCTTGTTACAGAAATTGTTGAATTATCTACGTATGCTTCACGTGTTTCGTCCGAGTATACTAATTTGAATTGACTTGGATTGTTACGGATTTCGTTTATAGAAATTGCATTGATATGTAACGGAATAAGTATCATGCAAATTAAAATTATCAACTTATTCATAGTTATTTGCCCTCTCTCTTTTTTAACATTTCAATTGTATTAAGAACAAAATCTATATCATCTTTTAACATATCTTTACTAGCATCAAATAATATGCGTAAATCTGGATTATCTTTAATCGCTTGTGCGTATTCTGACACAGATGGATCTAAATAATATGGTTCTTCAATTTCATCTTTTCCATATAGCGTATCAATATTTATATTAAAATAATCAGCTATGGCTTCTAATATTTCAAAACTAGGTTTTCTTCTACCTTGCTCATACATACCTACTAGACTAGGTGATACATCTATATAGCTTGCCAATTCTTTTTGAGATATTCCTTTGGATTTTCTTAATTCCATCAACCTTTTAGCAAATGTCATTTTTTACACCGCCTTATATAAATATATACTTCTATGTTTTTATTATCACACAAAGTGAAGAAAATTTCAATAAAAACTACACTTTAAGTGTTGACATATTTTTGATTATGTACTACACTATGAGTGTAGCAAGAAGAGAGGTGATGAAATATTGAATACAGATATTATCGCTACACGATTAGTAGAATTAAGAAATTCAAAAAATTTAACACAAAATGAACTAGCAATTAAAGTTGGTGTAGCACCTACATCGATTGCCATGTATGAAGCAGGGAAGCGTATTCCACGTGATGAAGTAAAAATTAGATTGGCAAAAGTATTTGGGAAATCAGTGCAGTCAATTTTTTTTGCTAAGTAATTACACTTAGAGTGTAGGAAAGGATAAAATGCTAGTACAAAATCAAAAAGATTTAAGAGTAGCAAATCGAATGTACGGACGAAAATTACCTACATTTGGTTATGCAGGCCGAAATGATGAGTACGCACAATACTGGCGAAAACTCATCAAGGCTAAATGGCCTAAACGTAACAAATCAAGATGGAATAAGAAAGTCATTCTATCTTGGGTAAAGTTAGCTAGAACTGCTGATTTACACGCAAGGAACGAAAAATGGAGAGCCTAGTATACACGGCTAACCAAGTAGCGGAACTATTTCAAATTTCACTAACTGCAGTATATGACCTAAGAAATAAAGGCAAGCTAAAACAACTACCGAATGTAAGCGGTGTAAGGTTTAGTAAAAAAGAGGTTGAAGCACTAGCAGGAGTTGAAAGCGAATACTCGGCTATTGGTTACAGAAAGTTAAAAAACGAAGTGGAACGATTGGAAAAAGAAAACAATCGTTTAAAAAGTGAAATTAAAAAAATCACCAGCCAAATGCTAGTGATTGTAGGTAATGAATTATGAAATTGATTTGGATGGTAAGAACAATAGCGTTCCTAATGATAATAGGAACAGTAGGTTCTGTAGAAATCGATAGAATTGATTTTTACACAGCATTTTTACAAATATCATTGGGGTTTACCCTACTCATCCTTTCAAATTTCTGGGTGAGAGAAATAAAAAAAGCACGCTAGGCCGTAGGAAAGCAAGCGTGCTAGTAGAGTGATTTTGCTATTACTCTACTTGTATTTTAACACAAGGAGAAATAAATGGAAATTAATTTAACACCAGTTGTTAGTCAAAACGAACAAGTATTCAAATGGAACAAAGACGAAATCAAAACATTTTTTGAAGAACAACTAGAAAAGTATAAAGGACTTGTAGTAACCGAAGAAAACTATAAGGAAATGGTAAGTGCTAAGAATGAAATTGTTAAGTATCGGACAACGCTTGATAAATTCTGTAAAGAGAAAAAACGAGAACTTAAAAGACCTATTGAATTGTTTGAGGAAGAAGTAAATGAAGTATTGAAAGTTGTTTACGATGCAGAAAAGCCACTCGCAGAACAAATTAAATACTTTGACGAAAAAGAAGTACAAGCGAAAACAGAAACTATCAACAAATTTATTGAAAAGATGGTTGAAAAGTATAACATTCGTGCAGAATATGCAGAACAACTACAACGTGATAAACGCTGGTTAAATAAAACTGCAAAGATGAAAGATATTGAAATCTCTATTGAGGGAATGATGATTGAGATTTCAAAAAGACAACAATCAGATGATGATTATAAACAAATCTTAGCAGAGAAAAAAGGAATGATTGAGTTTGTTGTAGATACTTGTAATCAACAATACGAACTAGCCACACCGATTACTTTTGATGAGTGCTGGCCTGTAGTAAAAGATATGCCACTAGATCAAGCTAGAGAATTTATCAATGCAAAATTTGCTGAACGCAATGAAATGGAAGAGGCTGCACGAGCAAGTATCACAAATGAAACAGTTGAAACAATCGAAGTTGTAGAAACTGAAACTGGTTTTACAGTAACTGTTTATGACTTAACGGAAGATGATGTAAAAGATTTAACTGATTTCTTAGAAATGCGTGGTTACAAGTACAAAGAGGTATAGATGGATAGTAGATATAATGCGGTAAAAACTGTACCGCAATCAGCGTTGAAAGTAATTGACTTTGGGAAACTTAAAGGAAAATATGACATTTCCCCTCAATGGCGATGGGAAGTATTAACCGAAACATATGGTATGTGTGGGATTGGTTGGAAGTTTGAAGTTGTTAGTACTCAACAAGTACCAGTCGAAGAAACCAAAGAAACTATGTTGTATGTGTTGGTAAATCTATACATAAAAGATGGTGATGAATGGAGTGAACCAATTCCTGGATATGGTGGCGATTTCTTAATCTACAAAGATAAAAATGGTTTTCATGGCAACGATGAAGCCTTTAAGATGGCCGTTACTGATGCACTAGGTACTGCAGCAAAAATGATTGGTGTAGGTGCTGATGTATATAGAGGATTGCAAGATACAAAAATCAATGCAGCAGCAGAAAAAGAACGGAAAGAAAAAGAATTTGATCCACACAATGCATATGGAATTGTTTTGAAGATGGCAAGTGAACATGGGGTGAGTGCAGAACAAGTAGCACAACAAGCAACTAAAATGTTTGGAATGTGTGTTATCGATAACATTACGAGAGACCAAATGTCTATGCTTTATGACTGGGTAAAAGGTTATGAAGTGGACAACAAATAACATCGAACTGTTACGTTCGCCACTCGGTGTAATGGTAGTAATACCAGCACCGCATGACAATGATTTGTCAAAGATTACTGCTGACAAAGAATACACAGTAGAAATTAAAAGAAAATCTAAAAGCCGTAGTCTAAACTCTAATAGTTATGCGTGGGTTTTGTGCCAACGTATAGCTGATGAGTTGAGTAAGAACGGATACACATCAAAAGAGGATATATACCGAAAGGCAATAAAAGATTGTGGACATTTCTCGTATGTGCCAGTAAGAGAAGATGCGGTCGAACGCTATATACAAATATGGCAAGGCCACGGATTGGGCTGGCTTGCGGAAGATATAGGTGAGTGCCAAAACCTAAAGGGTTATCACAATATCATGTGCTACCACGGCTCATCGGTATATACAGTTGCAGAAATGCAAAGACTGATTGATTGCCTAGTCGATGAATGTCATCAACTAGGAATACAACTTGAAGATAGCGATTACATACAATCGCTAGTTAAGGAGTGGGGGAATGAACAAGAGAAAAAGACTTGATGATAAACTCTACAAAAAAACGAGGCCACAAGCCGTAGAAAGGGATAGTATAGACGGCTATCCATGTTGCGTAATATGTGGTTCACCTGCAACGGAAGTACATCACATATTGCCAAGAGGTAGAGGCGGTACAAGCGAATTAAACAACCTAGCGTGTTTATGTAGATATTGTCATGAAAATTTAGCACATGGAGTATTTGCTAAAGAAACAAAACGGAAGCTAGAAGCGATCATCAAAGAAAGGACGAAACGATATGAAGAGAATTAATGTAGTTGAATTATATGTATTTAAACGTATTGAAAAATTAGAACAAGCAAATGGAAGTTATAAATTACATGAAAAAGAAATTGCAGAATTAAAAGATGTTCTAGACGTAATACATCACGTTAATCACGCTAAACAAAAACAAGATGCCAATAAAATTGATGCATTTGTTTGTAGCTTAAGCAAACTTAATGAACATTTTGCAGATGTGGAAGAAGATTAGCCTATGGCAGAACGCAGAATGATGTCAAAGAAAATTATTGACACAGATAAGTTTTTAGATATGCCACAAAGCACACAAAACTTATACTTTCACTTGCTATTGAGGGCTGATGATGATGGCTTTATTCAAAGCCCTAAAAGCGTAATGCGTATCACAGGGTGTAAGGATGATGACTTAAAGCTTTTAATTGCTAAAGAATTTCTAATCAGATTTGATACTGGTGTTATCGTTATAAAACATTGGAGAATACACAATTATCTACGTGTTGATAGGTACAACAAGTCAGAACTACCAGAAGTAAAACAGGTTCAACTTGTAGATAAAGTATATGAATTAACAGGTGGTACTACCATTGGTACTAACATT